ACATGAGGTTTTCGATTGCTGGGTGTTGTCCGTTGGCCCAGTCGTCTATGGATAGTATTTGCCCGTCGGTGAGGTTGTAGGCCCATGTGTCCCATGCTGGGATGGTTCCGTCTTCTAGAACGGTGCCACCTTTGCCTCCGTGGAGTTCTTCCCAGTAACGGAACACCATGCCGGGTGGGATTGTGCCGTTGGCTTCCATTGTGGCGATGTGCGCGGCCCATTCTTCGTATGTCATGTGAATGAACCCGTATTCGGTGTCGCACGGGGTGTAGATCGTGTCGTGGCTGGCGTCAGCGGATCTTGTAGTGGTAATCAATATGATTAGGAATATAATCAACCCGGTTAGTAGGGGGTAGATTATTTTGTTCAATGGTTTAAATTCTTTCATATTGGTTCCCCTCTTTCAGATAGTTTTATCCGAGTAGCGACTATGCTACCCCATTAACATTTCCTTGCCTGACCATGCCTTGCCCTACCCGGCCTTACCCCGCCTGCCATGCCTAACCCGACCCTGCCTTACCTCACGCGGCCGCGCCGTGCCTTGCCTGCCATGCCTTGCCCTACCTAACCCAGCACTGCCTAACCGATCCGCGCCTGCCCTGCCAGACCGTGCCTAGCCAAACCGCTCCGAAACCAGCCCTGCCTGACCGCGCCTGCCGTGTCAACGGGGGGAGGGAGAGGGCAGCAAAGCCACCCTCTCCCAACCATTCCCCTGATTATTTTGTTGTTACTCTACGTCTACGGAAAGTTCTGGCAGATCCTCAATTGCTGAGAGAACTGGTGTGAACTCTTCAAAGGCGGAGAGTGCCTGCCGGTATCCACGCAAGGTGGAACGGTACCGGTTGAACAACTGTGCCCGTCCTGTCGGATTCGCTAAGGCGACGTTCGTGGGAACGTACTCCCTGCGATTCTCAACAACCTCAATGGGCACGAACGCACGCATTGTTTCTGATCCGCCAGCCGAAATCAACACGACCTGACGAAGAATCGTGCGGGCTTCAAGGATGTTGTACTTGTAGGCAGCATGATCCTGTTCCCATGTGAAACGATGACGCAACGGATGGTTTTCATCCGCCTTCACCATTTCAAACAATTCCTCTGGGGTAACCCCATCAGACTGCAAGTCGGTGATGACATCGTTGATGTGATCAACCGTTGTCTTGCGAGGCACAACCTCTACCTCTCCGGTTGTCTCAACGTCTTCATCTTCGACAACTTCGCGCATCAGGTGGCCTCCGGTGCTTCTTCAAGAATAGACACGCCGCCCTCTACGGTCCGGAAACGACCATAGTCGCCATTGCTTCTCGGAGCCGTGGGACGCCATTCACCGATACCGCCGATACCGGCTGCATCTACGATGCTGATAACACTGTCCAGCGACAGGAGCGAAGAAATGAACTCAACCTTGATGGTTGCACCCCAATTCTCGAACATGGGACGGTACCGAAGGTCAGCGACCCCGGTAGCGTTGCGGACAGCATCTTCGCGCATAATGGGTTCATCGGTGAACCCGGTGAGGCGAACCAACTGGTCCGGACCCTCGCCGTGGACAAAGATACCCTGACGCAATGCTGTCATGGTGATGCCGTTGAAGAAACGACCGGCGCTTACACAAGCACCCTTGAATCCGGCAGCCGGGAAACCGTAGGAGCCGTCGGGGAGCAGATACTTCGCACCCTCAAACAGTGCCGCAGGATCCTTAGGCTCCTTCGGCGGCTTGCCGCCAGACTGTGCCAACCTCATCTTTTCCTTCATCTTCTGTGAAAAGTTGTTGCAGATCAGGGGTGTGAGACCCTCAATTTCAATCTGTACAACCGTAGGAACGATTTTGGTCAATGATGTTGCTACTGATGTAGCCATAATAGTTATTCCTCTCGTTAGTTAGTTTACGGTAACGACCGGAAGGGTTTCCGTGCCGATGAAAGTAGTGTATCGAAACTGTAAGCCTTTGTCAAGTATTTGAATGTTACAGTTCTATTGCAAGCCTTGCCTGCCATACCGAACCGAGCCGAGCCGTGCCTTGCCGCGGCATACCGCACCGCGCCTGCCGCGCCGCACCGCACCGCGCCGAACCGACCGTGCCGCGCCTAGCCTGCCGTGCCGAACCCTGCCTTGCCGTGCCAAACCGCACCGCGCCTGCCATGCCGAACCCGGCAACGCCTAGCCCTGACGCGCCAAACCGTGCCTGCCATGCCTAGACCAGCCTAACCAATCCCAACCACACCGTGCCTGCCTCGCCATGACTAACCAGACCTGACCTCGCCCAGACAAGCCCAACCATGCCTGCCATGCCGAACCAAACCACACCGTGCCTGCCTCGCCCTACCATGCCCCGCCGTACCAGACCCTGCCGGAACGAGCCGAGCCGTGCCTGCCTTACCGTGCCGAACCCCGCCCGACCACGCCGAGCCGAGCCTGACCATGCCTGCCTTACCGTGCCCTGCCGGACCAAGCCACGCCCTGCCATACCCAACCGAGCCTGCCATGCCGTACTCTGCCTCGCCATGACTAACCAAACCGAGCCTGCCGTGCCTAGGCCAGCCTAACCAATCCCAACCTTGCCCTGCCGCGCCTGCCTTGCCGTGCCTAGCCTGACCAAACCAAACCAAGCCTGCCATGCCTGCCTCGCCACGCCCCGCCGTGCCCAGCCAAACCAAACCGTGCCTGCCTCGCCCTACCGCGCCATGCCGGGCCTGATCGGGCCACGCCACGCCACACCTCGCCTGCCGTGTCTAAATTAGAATATCGAAGTCTTCCGCCGGAGTGACGAAATCAAAGCGCCCGAGTGTAGCCTTACTTGCTTGTTTCATTCGGCGTATCAGATTTGCCCGAGCCACGATCATCTCACCAAGTTCTTGAATCTCAGAATCGTAAATCCCTTGAGAAACGAAATGCTTTAACGTTTCGACGCTAGGCAACTTCTGTTTTGGCGCGGACTTGGGGGGATTAAATGCTTCCCACTTGTCCAAAGCCGCGTGCGCTCCAGCCTTAGCGGCGGTTGCTTGCATTTGGGTTTGGTAATACCCAATTTCTATTTGTCTATTATTGTGCCGGATTTTAGCCCGGATAGATTTCATGCTCATTTTAGTATCCTCTCTTCAGGAAGCGAGTGTAGCAGCCGTTTCTGCTAAAGGCAAGGGTTTCTGAAAGACTAGTAATGACTCATGGGGTATTCGCTGGTTGAAGTTCTCCCCGTGGGTTAGACCTGTAACTGGAATGATGATTGTATCGACTTGTTGAAAGCCGATACCGGCACAAGTGTCGCCATGCCATTTTGTTACATGTTGAATTTTTCCACCCCGAACGTGATCCTTGATGTTGATGATCAGAATCCCACCGGGCTTTAGAACTCGTTTTGCTTCTGACCATGCTTCTGTGTGGAAATGCTGGTAGTCCTCGCCCCATTGCATGGCAGCAGAACTGCCATCTGTTAGGGGTCTGCCTAAATAATGTTTGTAGGTGTGTCGTTTGCTGTCGTCTTTGGCTTCGTGATGGTCGGCCATCCGGTTGCCAAAACATGGTGAAGTTACCACTGCGTCGAAGGATGCGTCAGGGTATTTGGTATTGAGGGCACTTCCAACACTAGTTAGTTCGTGTTGGTCTGCCCATTCTGGTTCAAGTTCGATACCCCGTGTTTCATATGGAAGTTCATGGATCGTACCGATACCTGCAAAGGGATCTAAAATCGCAGCGGCGTGGTCGGGTCCAAAAAGATCTTCAAGGATTTCGGTGATTGCGTTTAGATGCTTTGAGGTGAACTTCGCTGGGTGGGGAATCACGAACGCCCCCGGTACTTCTTTTTTAGTTTCATCCGACGGGGGGCTGGTTGACCCTCATGTGGAACCGTTATGGTTGTTCCAGCCTTGCCACCCTTTGCTCCCTGTTCGTCTTTCAGAAACACAGTGACAATTCCGAAGGAAGTCTGGTACACGATTTTCGTGTCGTCCTGTTCAAGTATTTCATTAGCCATGTGTGGTTCCTCCCCAACACTTTTTTGACGGGTTCCAATGATGGTCCCCGCTCTCATAGAATAGCCATGCTGCTACAGCAACATTTGGCTCAGTATCAAAGATGTCATAACCTTGCCATCCCGATGCGACACTCCTCTCTAGCCAGTATCTGCTTAGATGCTGAAACCAGCCCACGGCCAAAGCCGACGAAACAGAATTTGAGTAGGTGTCTGATGGTAGCGCACTGGACTCACAGAAAGCAACCCTGAATGCCCATGCACGATCTTCCGGCAGAAAATAGATATCAACCAATTGTTGCAACGAGGGCGGTTCATCCCAATTCATCCAGTTGTGTTTCCAATCCATTTCTGGATCGTGCGTTTCCATCCACCAGTTTCCCCGGTTGTAAAAGTATCTCTGAGCCGTTTCCGTGGATCCGAACCAGTTCATATGAAGTTCCCGAGTATCAGGTCCATAGATGCCGTCTACAAATCTCATGCCCAGCAGGCGCTGCAACTCTACGATGTGGTTGCCCTTCTCATAGAAACCGTACTGGTTGTCGATGAGAAAAGGGATTGAATCAAAGGAGCCGCCGGGAGGATAGGCGCCCCGATACCAAAGATCGCTTGCCGCTCCGGCAGGCGGCAGTTGGGCTGCATATTCTTTGCCCGGAGTAGCAAAGTTCAAGGCATGTCGTGATTCGACGGCACTGTGAACAATGGTTGTTGTAGTAGTAGTAGTCGTCGTCGTACTGGTTGTCGTGCTTGTGGAAAATATGATTACAGGAAGGGTGTCTGTCGTCACCACCTGATTTGTTTCCACGGGAAGGACATAAGTCCCAGCCTGATTGATGTTGCATTGAGAAACGAAGGCAGCGCAGCACAGCGCTATCCCAATTTTGAATGTTAAAGGTAGGGGAAGCATGGTTAAAATCCTCTCGCTGGTAGGTCACGGTCGTTGTTAGTAGGGTTGCACGGCCCGTGCCGATGTTCTACAGTGTAGCATCGTGAGGTCCGGTACGCAAGAATTTCATAAAAGTTTTTTGTAAAGGTTTAAAAACATGTCAGAAACAACTTTTTCAATTCCAGAAGATTTGATTCAAGCCATTGAAATCTGTTCGTTTGAGCGTCAGTTGCCTAAACAGGGTGGTCGCTGCATTCATCGCTATTTGATGGATCCTGATGACAAGGAACTTCAAAAAGAAGTTCAAGAATGGATTGAGGTTCAACAAGGCTTATGGCCTGAAGTGGACGCAACGGTTATGAGATTGCACACCATTGGTTCTAACGACAGACATGAGCATCCGTGGGTTTTTGCTGATTGGTGGATGACGTTGTGTATGCCGTGGTCTTCTAATCTGAATGAAGCAATCCAATCTGCTAACCAGTGGTGCGATGGCCAGTCCGCGTAATGCCCCCCGTAGGGAAACGGTCACTGTTACCAAATTGGGCAAATATGGTCATGTCCAATGGGTTCACCAATTGGTGTGTGGACACAGTGTAATTAGAAAACGCAAGTCTCCGACTGGTGTTCTTGGGTGTATCAAATGTATCGACGCTGAAACGTTTGAAGAGATGAGTCAGTCTCTTGCCATTCCCGTGGAGAGTCCTTACGACGACGGGTTGTCTGGTGCCGAGTTGGAGGCGTCCAAGTTGAGAGCGATTTTGGCTGGCCGGTTCAAAGTTCTTCCCGAGCAGGTTGACGTAGTGATTCGATCCAACCAGTGGGGAGAAATGGTTGTGGACTCTGCAACGATCTCTTTGACGAGGCGACAACTTAAGGTCTTACGGTAACCACACGGCGGTGTGGTGGAACGGGCATACACAGGAGACTTAAAATCTCCCGACTCTAGGGTCATGCGGGTTCAAGTCCCGCCATCGCCACTTCGGGAGCGTAACTCAATTGGCAGAGTAGCGGACTTTTAATCCGACGGTTGCGGGTTCGATTCCCGCCGCTCCCACAGGGAACGCAGGTTTGGAGGGGGGGATCTGCCCCCCTCCTTGCCCTGTTGATTGACTACTCTGAGTCGGCGGTTGTCTCCTCGTAGGAGATTCCCTGCTGCTCCAAATGCTCTGCATAATCGGAGAGTCGCTTGATCTCCTCGTTGAGATCTACCAAACGAAGATTGACATGGTCGATCTCCATCTGGAAAGCAGCCCGATGCTCCGGGCTGCCATGCACAAACCGATTCATGCCTGTGGCCTGAAATGTCTCTGTTGCTTCCATCACGTTCACCTCCTCTCTGATTTCGGAATACTGTTCGACCTTTAGAGCGAACAATTCGTCGGTGCGTTGGCTGATCTTCTCAGCGACAGCACTTGAGTTGCACGCTCCTCTGGCCTTGATTCTCTCTTCTCGTATCTCAGATCTCTCCGCAACGAGGGGAGTGACCTTGGGACAGAGTTCCGTAACAGCCTTGGTCAATAGCAGCACCAGATAGCGTGGAAAGTCGTTGAAATGTTCCTCCAGAATCTTTCCCATCTGCCACCACACGCTCTGCATGTCGTAATCTTCGGGATCGTTCCAACCCCCAAGATCCCATGAATGGTTTTCGTCTTCCAACCACGGAATGAGTTGAGTGAGGATTTTGGCTTCGATGTTGGAATCCATCTTGTCCAATTCGCCGTCGCGGCGCATGGCTCCCAACTCAAAGCCCCATCCGTAGTTGGTGGAATCCGCTAGGTACTCACCTCCAATCTCATCTGTGTCGAAAGCATCTACTTCCTTTTCCAAATCCATAACTCACCTCCTGCGTCCCCTAATGGGAGACACGGTCGCATCTGTTCAGGGTGTTCAGGGTTCACATGTCCGTAGATGCAGAAATGTTGCAAAAAAATCGCGCAGATCTAGGAATTTCTCAAACAGGTGAAACCAACATCTGAACCTTCCTTAAGAGTTCCCCTAGGCAGACGGTCCGCGAAGGGGGAGGCCGAAGTATTCTTGCGGTCTTCGGCAGGATGTCTCTAAGCACATCCCCGCGTTCAAATGTGGTTGATGACACCATACAGGGTCTTCGCGAAAAGTCAACCCCTCCCTCTTGATCCAGCCCCCATTTGCGGAACCCGGATCTACGATCTATGATGAGCGGACAGGACGGAAGGAAGGGTGCCGATGTCCGAACCATCGCCAGAAGAAGTCTTTGAGGTTTTCCAAGAGTGGGTGTCCCTCTGTCGAACTTCTTCCACGGGTCGTAAACCGGTTCTAGGGGAAAAGCGTCGCAGGAAAATCAAGCAGGCCATCAGCATGTATGGTATTCAAGACTGCAAGGATGCTATCCGTGGATGCACCAACTCTCCGTGGCACATGGGACACAACCCTCAGGGAAAAAAGTACGACGACATCGAATTGATCTTGAGAGACGAGCAGCACATTGAAACGTTTTTGGAACTTTGCGACAAGGCGGAAGATGGCTTTGAAGTCTTAGAAGCCTTCGCCAATGGTGAAGACACGATGTTCTGATCCGGCAATGGAAAAGTTAGATCTCGTCAGTATCGTAAAAAAGGTAAGCATCAATTGGGATGCTGCCACGGGCGGTCCCCCCTTCAAGGAACGGTGTGCGTTGTGGTGGAAGTTTCTTGAAGACCTGTCAGCCGATTCGGTGAATGACGCTGTTGACCAGATAATAGTTTTAGATCAGCAGCGACTACCGCGGGTGGGGCAGGTCAGGCGGTTGGCTATCGACCTTTCGTTGGGAGATGACATCCCGACTGCGCCTCAGGCTTGGTCACAATTTCGTGCCGCCATAGATGCGGCTGAATCTGGAACCGGTTTCAACAAGCCCCACGATTTGGTGGGAGAAACCATGCGTTCATTTCCAAAGAATGGTGCAGGTCTAAGAACGAATTCTGATAGAGAACTATTTCTAAGGGCTTATGAAACGATAGTTTTAAAGACAGAAAGAAACAGGTATTTAAGTGGCTGACAGAACGCCCGAGATAGATCTGGTTCTTTCTCGTTTAAACAAGGTAACGAGTTCCGGAACTGGCTGGAATGCAGCCTGTCCCTGTCGGGAGGATGATCAAAATCCTTCCCTTACCATCGGGTTGGGTCGTGAAGGGCAGGTTCTGCTCAACTGTCATCGTGGCGGTGGATGTGATTTCAGCGAGATCTGCAATTCGATAAGCATCAAGCCTAATGAGTTGTTTCCAGACTCAGGAGAAAAGCAATCTAAGGGCAAAATGAAACTAGAAGATACATACGTTTATAAGAACGCTACCGGTGATCCGGTGATGCAGGTGCTTCGTTTTCGTGAAGATAATGGTGGCAAAACTTTTCGTCAGCAGCGTTACGAAAATGGTGAATGGATTTGGGGAACGCAAGGAATAGAAAAGCCCCTGTACCGGTTGCCAGAAGTCATTGAGCAGATCAAAAAAGATGGAATCGTTTATGTTGTAGAGGGTGAAAAAGATGTCGCCACTCTGGAACGATTAGGAAAAGTCGCTACCTGTAACCCCGGTGGGGCAGGAGCCGAAGGCCAAGAGAAGTGGCTGTCCAACCATACGAAGACCTTGGCTGGGGCAAAGGTTGTCATCATTGCCGATAATGACGAACCCGGCGAGATTCACGCAAGCAACGTTGCTGCCTTACTTCGTGAAGCCGGATCGAAGGTCAAGGTATTTAAACCAACCATCGGCAAAGACGTTTCGGATCACGTCGGATCCGGTGCAGAACTTTCAGATCTCAAGATTGTGGCCGGTGAAATCCGTGACGAGTTTACGAACTTTGTCGAATCTCTCATGGATCTAGATCACAGTCTCCCATTGGCTCAACGGGTCAACAAGGCTCAGCGATTGCTGGACGGTTTCGATGTTGACAAATCCCTACAAGAGCCGGGAAGGCTGATTGATTGGGCGACCCTGCTAGGTGAAGAAACCGATGATGAGTATGACTGGTTGATTCCCAATTTGTTGGAACGTCAAGAACGAGTGATCGTTGTTGCCGCCGAAGGAGTAGGAAAAACCTTCCTAGCAAGACAAGTTGCTTTGATGTCGGCAGCGGGGATCCATCCATTCAAACGAGACAAGATGCCTCCCATAAGAACCTTGTTTGTTGATCTTGAAAACCCTGAACGAATTATTCGTAGAACAGCCCGTCGCATCTACCATCGGATTGACATGGTCGGAAAGGCGAAAGAGATGGAAGCCCATCTCGTCGTAAAGCCTGATGGATTGGACTTGCTCAAAGTTGAGGACCGCAACAAACTCATTGGTTGGATTGATGAGACTCAACCAGAACTTCTCGTTTTGGGTCCACTGTATAAAGCGTTCTTGGATCCCGGTGGACGTACCTCTGAATCAGTCACCACAGAAGTAGCCAAATTTCTTGACTACATCCGATATGAATACGACTGCGCTCTCTGGTTAGAACACCACGCCCCATTGGGATCAGGTACCAGTAGAGATTTGAGGCCGTTCGGTTCAGCAGTTTGGAGCCGATGGTCTGAGTTCGGTATTGCCATTAGTCCTGATCCGACAGACCCCAATGTGATGGAAGTCAATCACTACCGTGGGATGAGGGACCAGCGGGAATGGCCGGTTCGGATGCGTCGTGGCAATGAAGACGAATGGCCGTTCATTGTTCTTGAATTCACAACTATGTAGAGGATTGACATGGAAGAAAACCTTAGCGGTGTAGACGATTGGATTGCAGAGGCGGCGTGTCGGAATCAAAACACGGCCAACTTCTTCATCCTTCGCGGTGACCCGCAACAGCGGGTGAAAAGGATTGAGGCGTATGCGATCTGCAAAACTTGTCCGGTACAACGAGAATGTTTGGACTACGCCGTCATCAACCACGAACTAGGCATATGGGGCGGGACAACCGATAGAGAACGCAGGATTATCCGCAGAAACTGGACACCACTCAGCGAGAAGCGAGCGAAGTTGAAAGGGTACTCCCAATTCGCATAAGTAATCTGCCTTGTCGCCACTGGAGATGTTGGCCGCATTCACAAATAATTTGGAATGACCACATTCCGGTTGTCGCGCCGCTTTCGACTTCGTAACTCAAATCGTTATGACATCTGGGGCAGTTCATAGTTAACCTCCCACAACCAAGATACCACTACTACTAATAGTAGGTTGTAAGTCTGCTAAAAAGGTTCTGGCTCAACCAAATCTACCAAATCGCGATTCATTTGGTAATGATAAACGTTCCATTGATCTTTGTGTGACTTGAACTGATTGTTGTTTGAGGAACGGGGATCCACTTCACCCTTCTTTATGGGAACAGCCTTATCGTAGAAGACGGCCTTTGACAACCAGCCTATAAACCAGCCAACCGGACCCGGCGTCTTCACTCCGTCAACCGTGTGTTCGGGGTAGTAACCGATTCGCATGAAGGCAAACGCATCTACGTTCTGTGGGAGTTGGCTGGTGTCTTCACGGCCCATGGCGACACTGCCTTCCCACAACTTTCCGGGGACACCTTTGGCCCATTTGGTTTTTACGTCGATCTTGACCTCGTTGACATTCAGATCGTAATGGGCATTGGGCTTATGTTCGATTTCCAACTCCCACAGAGACAGATCCCTTTTGAGTATCAGGATTTGTTTAAAGGCCACTTCTCCGAGACAACCCACAAAGTCGCCTCCGCCTTGCAGGATGGAACCCCGGCGACCCTTGCCGTCGCCCATAGCGTCAGCCATCTGTTGGGCTTCTGCTTTCATCTCTTCCGTCAGAGTGACTTTCTGCTTTGGTATCCACATGATTTCACCAATCGTGAATTGCTTTGAGGATGATGGGAGTTCCTTCACCCAACCAAGCGTTGAATGTGTTGCAACTTAGGAAGTCATACGCTTCCTCAAAGTCCCAGCCCTCTGTCCAGACGAGATGTTCTACCATTTTTTCTTCGTCATAGACGAGGACTGGGTCTTTTGAGTATTGGCAACCGATGCCGATGATGGCTTCGTCAAAAGTTGGATCGACAAAACGCAACGCTTTGGGATTCAACTCATGGAGGTCGTCCAACATCCAATCAAGTTGCGTTTTTTTCGGTTCCTCATTATTCGTGGGAACAACTCTGAACTTTCGTGCTGACATCGGAGGCGATTCTAAACGGTATGTAGAATCAAATCCGCTGCCTTGGCTTTCATGAGATGGGACTTGTTCCCAATCGTCATTGCAGCCATTGCGTTGCGCTTCGGGTCATCGAACCAATGGTGGTCGAAGAATTCCCCGACAGCGTTCAGCAAACTCCAACCGTTGTACCCGTAACCGGCTGCGTTCTTCGCATTTCCATACAGGGAACGAACCAGTGAAATCGTTTCATCACGGTTCGCCTTCTTACGGTCGGTGTCTGCGTCCCTTTCGGGCCACAGGCCATTCAGAACTTCATCAATCTTGTTGCTAGAAGCAGGCATAGGTGCCGCAAGCAGCCTCTCCGCCTTGGCGCTGAATTCGCTCGCCCAATCCCGTGAGATCTGGAGAACCTCGTTTGCTTCCTCCAATGCCCTGTTGTAATTGGCTGTGTGTCGGGCTGTCACCACGGATCGCGCAGACTTCAACCCCATGCGAACCGTGTTTGCACAGACGGCCCGAATGTCGGTATTGGCATATGTAATCGGCGTTGTACCGTCGTGGCTCGTATGAACGACGAGGAATCGCTGAATCCTGTCGGCCACACCCATGGGATCCAAAACGAGGGTTCCCAAGTCGATGGTAGCGAAGAACTCGCGACCATCCTTAAGAACGCCTGCTGTATCCATGATGGCATCGCCTGCGGAGGCTCCGACAACGTTCAATGCCTTTTCCAGAACGGTGCTGTTCTGGACGATCCGGTATCGGTCTTTCACAACCTCAAACGGAACAACACCACCGTCATCGTTCAGACGGGCCGTGATGTGCCTGTCTTTCATTTCCATCAGAACACCACTGGGGGTGATGTACTTCACGGGCAGGAGAGTAACCTCGTAATCAGCCTTCGCTGCTTCTAGGATGGCTGGTGCCGTCTGGTATCCCGTTAGGGAAATCCCCAACCGATGCCATGGCGCACCACCTTCTTTTCGATAGGCGAAACTGGCTTCGCCGCTTCCTGACATTTCCAATTCGTGGCTCATATTTTTACCTCCTCAAAGGTCGTTGAGATAATACTATCCTATCCGAAGCCGTTTGTCAACCATTTAGATCTGTTGTAGACTGGAATCAGCATGACTACCGAAAAGGCGATTCGCCTCAACGATGACCAAATAGTTCTGAACAGCCCCTATGAGGCCAATGAAGTGGCCGCTATCAAGGGAGTTCCGGGCGCTAAATGGGACCGACTGGCAGAGGTATGGAGAATCCCAGTTTCCAGTTTGAAGCCCATGAAGATTTTTGCCGTTCAGTTCGATTACTGGCTTGATCCCGATCTGCGCGTGTTGGATCTGCCAGATCCTCCTTACGAGGAGCAAGGAATAGAACTGCTTGGAGAAAATCTGATTATCAGATTTGCCTACGATTCCGTGAAGGTTGCTGCTGTTCGTCAGATCGCAGGTTCACGATGGAACACGAAGGAAAAGATTTGGGAGGCTCCAAAGTCCAGCCTTTCTCAAGTCCTTCAGTTCGCACGGAATTTCAGACTGAATGTTCCCGAAGAACTTGAGTCAATGGAACTAAAGGTTATTGAGGAGCAGGCACAGAAGATTGCCGCTTCCCGTTCTGTGACGGCTGAGATCGAAGTTCCAGATCTTGTTGGTGAGTTGCTTCCCTATCAAAAGGCTGGGGTTCAATACCTTGTAGATCATAAAAAACTGTTCCTAGCAGATGAAATGGGAACCGGAAAAACGGTCATGTCGTTGGCCGCTGTTCAAGTCGAAAATGCGTATCCTTGTCTCATTGTGTGTCCGCCCAACTTGGCGTTGAACTGGGCCGTGGAAATCGAAAAGTTCTTTCCAAGTCGAACATGGCGACGCGTGATTAACCGAAGCGAGTTTCCAGAGGAAGAAGCAGACTTCACTATCATTGGGTATTCCAACATCGACTACCACCCCGAAGCATTGAAGGGGTACCAGTCTTACATCTTCGATGAAAGTCACTATCTCAAAAATCCCAAAGCGAAGAGAACAAAGCGTGCCCAAAAACTCGCAAAAACAGTACCGGATACGGGATTGGTTTTTTGCCTCACTGGAACGCCTATTACCTCTCGTCCGGCTGAGTACGGACCCCAACTGGAAATCATCGGAAGACTCAAGGAATTCGGAGGACTCTGGGCCTTCTACAAACGATACTGCGGAGCCTTCCAAGACCGATTTAAGCAGTGGCACGTTGACGGGGCCACAAACCTAGACGAACTCAATGAACGCCTTAGGGGATCGTGCTACATAAGAAGGACTAAAGAACAAGTCCTTAAGGATCTTCCACCCATCCGGCATTCTGAATGGATGATCGAACCTGATCCCAAATACCTAAAGGAATACAAACAGGCAGAAGAAGACATCGTTCAGTTCCTTGCTGATCGGGCTGCCGAACTCGCTGCCGAACTAGGTCTAGACCCGAGGAGTGCTGCGGTGCGGGCCAGATTCAAAGCAGAAGCCCATCAACATCTGGTCAGGCTCTCAGTCCTAAAGAAAATCGCAGCCAAATCGAAACTCAAAGCAGTGAACGAATGGGTAGAAAGCCGCATCAACGAAGGACGCAAAGTGGTGCTGGCTGCTCATCACCGTGAAATCGTTAATGCCTTGGCGGATGAATACGGTGGGTTGAAAATCCAAGGCGGCATGAAAATCGAAGATGTTGAAAAGGCGAAGAGCGCATTTATGGAGGGGTCTGCGGAAGACGCTCCTGTAATCGTTTTATCCATTCAGGCTTCTAAGGCTGGGCACACTCTGACGGCTGCACAGGACATGCTGTTTGTGGAGCATCCTTGGACACCCGCAGATGTGGACCAAGTCTCTGCGCGAATACACCGCATAGGAACCAAGGGAAGCGTACAGATAACTCACGCTTTGGCGGTTGGAACTATTGATGAATCGGTCTATAGCCTCATCAATCACAAGCGTTCTGTGGTAAACGCAGCCACTGAAGGAACGATAGAAGAATCAGAGGGTATGACTGCCGCAAGTCTGATGGAAGACTTTCTTTCTGAAGCAGACGCAAGAGGTAAGATCTAAAAGTCACAATGGTTCAGATTCCCCGGCAGGGAATCTCCGATTAAGGAGGTGCGACCGCTACCCGAAAAGGCGGGTCGGGCCTCTTTCCCGGCCCGCTTTTTCATGCGTCAGGGGTAGGTGGCCGCTCTATGCTGAAGTCTTCGGTGGCGTTAGATTCAATGGGAACCCACGCCTTGCTGTAGGAATGTTCAGAAACTTTTCTCTTCTTGATCAGGGATCCGTCCAGCAGTACATCCAGTTCGTCCGTTTTCATGTTGAACGCATCCATGATGGTTCGCTCGTCTGTAGCCACATTCAACAAGCGGATGGTTTTGCTAAGACGATGTGGGACAACCTCTCCTCTGGCCCTATTAAGTTGGATGTGAAGCATCATTGCTTCTGTCTTTCCGCAATCACGCCTCTGAACGGGGATCTCATTTAAACCCAACGACTGTGCGGCCACCCAACGGGCGAAACCGTCGATAATGGTGCCGTCGGTCATGACAAGAAGAGGATTGATAATACCGAACTCCTCCATGGACTTCACCAGTCCGATCAGGTTCGGTTTGAGAATGTGAGTGGTTCTCCAATCCGGAACTTTGAGATTTTCTGTTTTAAGTAGTTCCAGATTCATAAAAGATCATCCACCTTGTCTAAATCGTCGGCTTCCCGTAAAGCGGCGACACGCATTCTATGAGCCTTCGTTTTTGGACCCACTGGCGAAGGAGCCGTGTGGCGGAACTCGTTTAGCAACAGTATCCGAACCAAGTGATCAATCGGATAACCATAAGGATCGTTATTGCGCTTTTTGCGAAATGCTGCTACGAATTTCATAGCGTCTTTATGTTTTCCCGGTGAAAGCATGTTCTCGTTGATGCAACGACGAACCCCGTCCCAACTTTCCTGAGAGTAAGAAGCAATCAGGGCTTCGATATTGAAATCCTTCCACAATCGACGTTGAGCGTCTATGTGAGGAAATGCTGTTACCAAAGCGTCATAGAATTCTGGCTCCGTTGTAACTACATCATTGAGCCTGCGAGCAGCAACAGAATGTAATGGAATTCCCACCCGTGTATTTGCTCCAGACATTGCCGCGTAATCATAATATTCGCAGTACGGGAAGTCCTTCTCCACGGACACATACTTAAGAACGTCATCCGTGATCCAGTCATAGATGGGTTTAACAAGCCGCAGCGGAATGGCTTTGCTAAGTCGGTATGGGCGATTGATATAGTTTTCATGGAGTTTCTGAACAACAGACCGATATCGGATCATAGATTCATTTGCCCGGATGCCAGTGAGGAAGGCAGTTCGGCCTTCCTTCCCTTGCATCGTGTAGTAATCGACAGGCTGCGGAACCACTACGCCATTATCTAGTCCGAAATCCCTAGCGGTGATAGCCCATGGAGGCATCTCCCGAACAAGACGGCCCTCTTCTTCTCGCTGCTTTGACCAGAGCAGAACATACTCTCTGCGTCCAAGCACCCAAATTTCTTGCCCCATGGGCAGGCAATACCATTCCATATCAACCCATGGAAGATCTCTGACCCACTTCATGTAGCGGATAACAGCAGGGCTGACCATTTCTTCATCACGGAAGATGACTTTGACCGGCCCCAAATTGCGTTCTTCGTGGATTTCTTTTGCAAGAAGCAACACGGCAGAGGAATCTTTGCCTCCGCTGAATTGAACACAGACCGTGTCAAAAGTGTCATAAACGTGTCGGAGCCGTTCACGGGCTGCATCGACTACGTCCATGTCTAAGAATAAACGCTTACGCGGCACAGGATTACCCTAGTTGTAACGCGGGACGGGAAAAGGGATGATCCTCATGCCACTTCCGGCCCCGCGCCACAACCACTAACCGTCCCCCGGCAGGGGGTGTAACCGTACCATGTTGATAAATACTGCTTACTGCAACTAATAGTGTTAAGAGCGTGCGGTTTCAATCGCCTCTACCAGTTCTGCCTTTCGCAAATTGCTGTATGCAATGCCTGCTTCGGAAGCAATCTCTTTAAGTTCAGCCATGGTCAGCAAATCCAAATCTTCCGTTGAGATTTCTACTGCTGCTTCTTCTTCATCTTCGTAGATTTTTGTGTCTTCTCCCGCTATACCCAGCAGTTCAGGAGTCTTGTAGTCTTGTAAACCTTTGTTTAGATTCGTCCAGTTGATCTTGCCCGGAGCGGCGCGTCCGTTTGGCATGGAAGACCAAAACACGATTCCCTCAAAAGCGCCAAAGGTTGATGTTCCCATCCCACCACCTTCGTAAGTGATGGCGGGAACGGCCTCTACGTCGCACAAAACCCTCAGGAGCCGACCGACCGATTCTTCTTGCTCTGCTGTCAGCGTTATCGTGTCCTCTTTGACAATGGAAACAAACACGCAACGAGATGCCCATTGTGGCTGAGAAGGATGAAATTCGCCTATGACCCCGTAGTCCGTGTCTAGAACCTTGTGGATTTTAAACTCGTCAGGATCAAGGATGTAATGGGGCCGATGGGATACTAGATCTCGTTTATATGTCCAAATGGCTTGTTCCGCCGTCTGGGTATTCGTAGACTCTACGACCAGTTTGGGGTTTATGAAGGGCAATTCAGGCCCGCGCTTGAATCCATCAGGCATTATTTCTGTAAGGACTTCAATCATGTTGACCTCTGAGACTAGGCGCTAATGTTCAGAGTTTACATCAATTATGTGTGTCAGAAGTCTAGTTCCTCATCGAAGGGGTCTGTCGTGGGAGCAGACTTAGGCGCAGCCCCTGCCGACGGGGTGGCATCGTCACGCTTCTCGCGCTTCACCCGAACGAGGCTTTCGATATCTTCAACAGGAATCGAAATATCGTTGGCAACGACCTGAGTGGCATAACGCTTCTCACCTGTGGTCTTGTCTTCCCAATTGCGTTCTTCCAGATAACCGGTAACGATGATCCGCTGACCCTTCTGAATGATTCCCGCTGCTGCTTCAGCCAAATCACCCCAGACCTGAATGTTGAAGAATGAAACGTTGGTCTTTTCCCAAGCATCACCCTGCTTGCGCCAACGTTCGGTTGCCAGCCGCAACTTCAACATACCGTTGCCGTTGCTGCTGTACTTGAGTTCAACGTCGATGACGTTGTTACCCTTGACGGTTACTTCTGTTCCTGAACGAGCCACGATTCTCTCCTAATACCAAATGGTTGATTGCCCGAAGCCCATAGTGTATCGTGGAGAGAACACCACCGCAAGGGGAGGAGCATTGTGAGCAACTCAGATTCCATTCTGGTCATTCGGGAACATCTAATTAAGGTCTGTATGGATTTAGTTGAAATTGGCGAAGAAGATGAGGCTGAAGTTCAAGAAGATTTTGAACAGATGGTTGATCTGATTATTGAGTCTTTGGATTTGAAAGTAACGGAAACCAAAGAATCAAAAGACTTCACCTCGTTCAACTGCACTATTCAGTTGCAGTCGAACCCTCAGGACTAACATGACGGTTTAAAAAGGCCGTCACCTGCTCTGATGTTGTGGCTAAACCTGCATAGGCCGGGTTTGCCTTCAAGTATCTTAAAAACGAATACCACACTGCCTGCTGTTCGGCATCGTTGAATACCAGAGTGTATTGAACCACCGTTTTTGCTCCGGCAGAACCAATGGCCGTAGCCCCCTGAGTTACTAAAGACTTCATTGTCTCTTCGTCTACTTCCGCTGGAGGCGGTTGAATCAGGGTTGGGGCAGTCCATCCGTCGTTGGACTCCACGACGGAACCCGTTCCAGCGGTGGGAGTTGAGATGCTGGCAATCTCAAAGTCGTCCCAACCAAGTTCCTCAAAGAATTCCGGCATGTCCTCCACCACAGAAATCAGCATGTCGTGGAGAAGTTCCTGATTGTCTTCTCCCAATTCTGAGGTTCGGTTGTCGGCCAAGGCAAACGCTATGGCTTTGTCGTGGTCGAACGGAACATGCAGCACCGCTATGTGAGTCCACCCCAGTTGCTTGGCTGCTGCCAACTGATGATTCCCGGCAATGACCGTGCCGGTACCGTCTTTGTTATCCACGGCCACGATTGGTTTGACTTGTCCGAACTCCTTGTACGAAGCCGCTATAGCCGAAACGCTTCCTTTGCGTGGATTGTTGGGAAGCGTCTCCAGTTGCTCTATCGGGGTGAGCAGGTTTTCCAAATCTGGACTTACGTCATGGTTCATGTTTGCGCTCTCACATTTGCGGCGAGCGTCCTGAGGGAATCCAACGACGTGCGGATGGAGTTCAGTTTTTCCTTCTTGGCCTTCAAGAGAGCGTCGGCTACTTTAACTTCGTAATTTTCGTCGGAGAGTTTGTAATCGGCCCACGACTCTCGTTCCTTGATGGAGCCGTTCGCTGCGAGATATTCTTTAGCCCAAGAAGATTTAAAACGAGCGTCTTTTTTGGAGTGGTCTACGGCAAGAACCTCAAAGGCTTCGGTGTGTTCTTCTAGACTTTCTACCAGCCTGATGATGTTGTCTTCAATATCGGCTAACGCTATGGGAGATGACCTCATATGAGTCCTTCTTCTTTCGCTATAACATTCAAGCGTTCTGCTTCTTCATCCCAATCGAACTTATCAATGCTGTTTCTTTTTGTAATGAGTTCGTCAAATTTGTCGTCACCTATCTTTTCAATTGTGAAGATCCCGAATTCGACCGGATTGTCAGTAAAGAACCGGTGGCATGAGGCGCACAAACAGAACGCATTTTCTAAGTCCGTTCTGGTCCATGAGTATTTACGGCTAATAATGTGAGCGCATTGAAGAAAGGCTTGTTCCCCTGCTCCACATTTTTCACAACTACCTTTTGATCTTGTAATCAGGGCGTGCAGTTTCGTTGCCTTACCCTTCGCCCCCTTGCCGTAAATATTACTCATCGCACGCTTTCTAGTATTTTCTGCAACCTTAGTGCGCCGTGCTTGGCGTCTAGGGCTTCTAATGCTTTGAGATTCCGTTCGGCTTCTTCATTCCTTGTTTCAGGATCTGAAAGGTCTTCAAAGTGTCTGACCCAATCTCTGTATCTCTTGGCTATTCTGCCAACTCCATATTTTTCTTTGAACCGAACATATTCAGGAGACTTGGACATAATAGAAGGAATGCCAGCCGCAGCGTATTCAAGTGGTTTAATCCACGATTTAGCATGATTGAAAGGTATGTCATTGAGCGGGGCAATACCTATGTCGAATGGAAGCATCTTGCCGATCACGGTCGGTGACACCATGGGATACAAACTAACCCGATCTTGCGGAACTCCAGTCTCTTCCCAGAATTTAGGATGTCCTCCGTAGTATCCCGTATGGTGGAAAGAAAATCGGTCTTTAGGCAAGTGCGGAAAAACTTGTTTGACTTCTTCTAAGTCTCCGCTCCTGTGTCCGGTAGAGCCATGCCATCCGATAACGGTTGTTCCGTTATTTTTGTGTTGTCGTGGCTTGAAGGCACTAAAATCAACATGGTTTTCCAACATTTCTACGTTCAACACTCTTAGTCTATCTTTTGCCCGTTCATATAGAAATGGTGTAGAAACAATTACCAAATCGGATGCTGCAAGAACATTTCTATAAATATCTGTATTTTGTTCTTTATTATTTTTGGGATCAATTTTTGTTTTGGCTTGATGGCGATCATGAAGACCCCAATACCAATCGTCTAAATCATTTACAATGATTTGACCGTTTTGCTGCGCTATCTTAATATTTTCTGGAATACCTTTTACCATCCAACGTTGCATGTAAATAACGTTGCAATCGAAATGGTGATTATTTTCCCAATCTGTTACGCCAAAGATTCCCAAATCATTGTTGAACACAAGCACACCTATAACGTGGGGCACCGTTAGGTATCTCGTATATTGGCCGAAGCGGATCCAGCCTGATCCTCCCATGCAAGGAGAGCCGTCCGGTTCGTTGACCGATTCAGACCAATCGCCAGAAGCAAAGCCAACCTTTAGTTCCACTTGCTCAACTTCTGATCTAGGTCTACGAAACTCCACACACCATCAATCGAATTCCACAATGCGTGATCTACTGGAGATGATTCAATGTCGTGTTCTTCCATAATGGCGCGATGTTCTAGAATGGCGTTTCGATAGAAACTCGCAAGACGAAGGTCTTCTTCTTGCCCGTCCTCACCCAAGGCGAGCATTCTTTCTACCTCTGAAAGTCTTTGGGTGACGTAAAAACGAAACCGGCCAATCTTGGTTTTCTTCTCATCTGCGTCGATTTTATATGTAGTGATCAAATCTGTCGGAAGGGCTTCCGTAACCACTGCCTCACTATGGGCAAGTTCAGCAACTTGTTCGTCAAGATTGTCCAACAGTTTAAGAAGTGATTTCTTCCATCTCTCCAAATTGGAAGCAATGCGAAGGTAATCCTGCTTTTCAGAAGAAAGTATATTCTTGACATCTTCGGAAACGATGCGGTCGAATTCTTGTTGATCCATTAGTTTTATTCCTTAGTTCCATGCTGGACAAATCTTCTTATAGGCGCACCAATTGCATAGTGGCCCTGTTTTCGTAGCAAAGTGACCGCTCTCACATCCGGCGGTCACTCCCTCCCAAGTTTGATCAATTAGTTTTAAAACCGTCTTTCGCCGTTTGGGTGTGGGGGCGTATCTTTTAAACTCTTTGAATTTTACATACATTATTTCAGCGTTACTAACTTCTAAATCATTCAAACGTTCAAGCATTTCTACATAAAGAACGATTTGAAAAATCTTGTCGCCCTCATATTGAGGTTTGGAAACTTTTCCACTTTTGTAATCTGTAACAGTTAGCGATCCATCTTCTTCTTCAGTCCAACGATCAATGAACCCCAAAAGAGGAACGTCGTTGATGGAAGCAGAGAACTTGTCCTCTATCCCGCGGATCTTAACATCTGGTGGGTTCTCCATGCCGAAAACGTTTTCGACACACCACCATGCCTGCCAACGAAAGTCGTTTATATTCTTGATCCGAACCGTGCTGGTTTCTTCTATGAACTTATTTTCCCACAGTTCCCGAGCAATTCGTCTTGCTTCTGCAAGCGTTCGCTCTTCCGAATCCAACGCATAAAACCCTTCTAGAATTTCGTGAACGAATGTTCCTAAAATCATTGCCTCTGAGGTCGGTTCCGGTATTCGATCTATACGAGAAAACCTGTATCGGAGAGGGCACTGCTCGTAGGTCGTAATACTGGATGCCGATAGGTGCGTAGGTAAAGGTAGAGCGGTCATGGTAGGTAACCGTGCGAGAAACTAAAACCTACAGGCTTAATCGGATCGACGGTTTCGACCACCTTGAACATTTCTGAACCCTTCATCAAGTCTTCAAGGTCAGATTTAGAATCCAGCATCTTAGGAGTGATCTTTGCTCCATCAGTGGGCAGAGCATCGGCAATATTTTTTATCGCTGTTTTTGTTTCCACTTCCAAACTTCGACCGCTGATAACAGCATCACAGATGACAGGTCGTAAATCAACCATTAGAACTCCACCATCAAGGCTGATCTCAGCATCAGCGATGAGGGCATAATCTAGAAAGTCTTCTTCGGCTTGTCTAATGAACGCTTTACGTTCAGCGCCAGCAACCGGAGGCATGTTGCGCCGTCGCACTCCATCGGCTCGTTCTTTGAACCGTCGAACCATGGCCTCTAAATCCAGTATTTCTTTCATTTTCTTTCTAGCATCTTTCTGTGTTTCTCATTCTCCGCCTCAAGGGCTTCTTTCTTCTCTAGGAGATACTTATCGTATTCCTTTTGACGTTCGGCCATAATGTAGCCGTGCGTGTAAGTGTCTGGCGTGGAATCAATACCCATTAGTAGGTCTCTACTTCTTCCGTTACTTGTTCTGCACTAAACGATAGCCGAATGACTTCAACCTGACACTTCTCAAACTGGTCTGGATTCATATTGCGACCCGGCTTCTCTCCCGTAAAGCCCTGCTCCTTGAACCATGCACGGAACTCGTTCTTCTGGTCTTCGGTAAGCGACTTAAAATTACCTACAAAGACTTTCCACTTCTCCGCATCAACAGGATAGGACTCTTCGATTTCCAACGTCAAGGCTTCTTCACTTCGTGCCAGATGCAAGGCAATGCCAAGACCTTGACATGCCTTTTTAAAGGCATCGCTGGTTGCGATCTTGAAATCATTTCCAAGATCCATAACCCCGCCACCCTTAAGCGTCTTGATCTTGGTTCCACCATACGCTTCCTTGATGGCAGTCACCCCGTCAACATTTGCGACAACCCGGACATGAGAAATCACATGCTCTTTGTATTCGGGCTGAACATGACACTTGAGAACTTCATAGTTCCATCCACCCGTACCAAGCACCTTGTTCAACCGGGCGATGTATTCCGCCACGGCAACATAATCAAACTGACGCCCCCCAAGAGAGCGCTGATAAATGAGTGTCTCGTCAAACGGTTCTGCTAGTTGATCGGCCTGCGATTTTTCAGCCACGGTCATTGCTCCTATAGATAAGGTTGGTATTGGGTTCTCCGACATCGCAATACTCGTCGGCATCAATTCCTAAATCACGCAAAGCCTGCACCCTCCAATATGAGGGTGCTGCGTAATCCAGTAACTCTTTGATCATCTGTCGGGGACTTTTAGTTATCTCTCCGGTGTCCATGTCGATAGCGGTGTCGGCAATTCTTTGAGCAACCAATTCCGCCAATTTGTCATGGTCCCACTTTTTGCGTGGCGCACCAGTCTTGGTTTCCATATTGAACTGTTGGGCCTGAATCGGGGTTCGATCCCAATCGGAATCCAACAAAATCGACTTGGCTTCCTCCTGCAAAGAGGCGATAATTTTTTTCGCCTCAGACAGTATGAAACCCAAATGCACCAAACGGTAAGTCCGTTCTGGATCATCCGTCGTTCGCTCAAGGTGAACGGACTCGTCTAATTTATTTAGGGTTTCTGAAAGTTCCTCTTGGATGCCCACAGGTTCCTCTCCTAGTAGCAGTTGAAAACAAGATAGCACAGGGGTGAGAGAAGCGCAACCGGCGGGCAGGCGAACAGGTGTTCGATTTTTTGCCTTTTTACTAATGTTACTTTTAAAGTAGGAATACTTACTAACTAACAAAATCGTTACTCTGGGAGCAAGAGGGCGAGAGTTCTTGGCCCTCCAAAGGGAGAACCAAGATTTACTCCGGTCACAGTCGGACTGTCGCAAATGGCACCTTGCGCTTTGAACAGAAGCGGTCGGTCAGCGGGCATCCACACTTCATCCGATTTCGTTCTGGTGCTGGTGCTGACTGCTGCCGAGTTCCACCATGAAGTGTAGGTCAGGGGCGTCCCACCACAGGACGTTAAGATTCCAGCCCCTCTAACGGGCGAACGACGCTGGTCAGGCGACGCCGGAGAACCGGAAGATGGCAACATAACCCCACCGTCGGAACTTGTCAAGCCCTAGATGATGATCGACACCCGGCCACGCATTCGGTGGCCTAAACCGGCCACCTCGTTGAAGCAAGAAGAGGCGGCATCTACTTGATCGTCGTGCCACGCTGACTCTGGGAAAGTTGCCATTTCATCAAGGAGGTCTGAAATGTACGGTCCCCTGACGAGTCTGACGTTTCCGTTGGCAACGGCAGCAGACAGAGGTTTGGCACGGGTAACTTTGTCGCCCGTGGAGCGAATGCCGATGAAGTCGATACCGGGAAGGATGTAACGGGCGTACAGGTCGATCAGGCTTTTACCGCTGCTCCCCGGCTCCTGTTCCATCCGGACGGCGACGTGGGGGCCATCCAGTTCGGCTGTTCGGGCGACCAGTTTTTCTACGTCTGCTCCGTTGACTCTGACCCTTTGAACATCGATGAGGTAGAACACCCCTTGGTCGAATGCTCCAAGGACGCCGACGGTCCAGTCGGGATCCGGGTTCACATGAGATGGTTCGGTGGCGGCAAGATCCCAGAACCGACACCACTGAGCGTCCACGAAATCAGGAAGATCGGTTGGTTCCATGATGACGAAGTTCTCACGGTCGAACAGGCTTCCTGAGGACACCGCCCACCAGTCGCCTTTTTCTAGTCGTGCGCGTTCGATGGGGTCGATTTCTTGAAGGGCACGCCGGTATGAGATGGGGTCGATGCCGGGGTTGTCGTCTAGGAAACTGGGAACAAAGATTCGGTCAGGACTGTTGTCTCCCTCTTCGATGAAACGTTGTCTCACCCAGTTTGGGGCGGGGTTGGATGCCGCACGCATTCTGAGTGGTACTTTGGAGAGTTCACCAGAGTTTGGTTTACGCAACCGAGAGAAAAGATAACGATAGTCAAATTCACGAATTTCAGTTACTTCGTCCATTCCAATGAATTGAAATTCGCTGGACTTGTACCGTAAATAGTCGTTTTGGTTATTTAGGTAACCGAAGGTGATTCTTGCACCAGATGGAAATGTCGCAACATAGGTGGACCCATTCCACCTAATCTCGTCGTATTCTTTAACCCAAGAAAGAAATCTATCCATTAGAGCGCCGGGGAGGGCTAGATCGGCATATGTACGTCGGAACAGGATGGCAGAGTATGCGGGGATATCGACATATTGGAGAGCGGCCATCAGTAGGGCCGACGACTTACCACCTCCAGCGGCTCCACCGAACAGACCTTCAAGATGGTGAGAGCGTAAAAAGGTCTTTTGGGTTAGCGATGGAGTTTCTGGACAAAAAAGCGGATCCTTCGGCTGAAGGAACTCATAGATGTCCGACCAGTCTTTCATAATGGGTTATGCTACCTTGAAACCTTCGTCGGAACGTGACAGGATACGAATGTGAGAAAGATTATCGCTTCTGTGGGACGTTCTAATATTGCTCATGCGTGCATGGTGTCTTCTGTAATACTATTAGGTCTAGGACTGGGTCAGTTTCACATCGGCTGGGGGATCACAGCATGGGGACTTGGGCTGGGCATATACGGCTATCTGTTAGGTGCTGAATAAACATGGCATGGAATCACAACAAGGCAATTCAACCTGACGAGAAAAAGGCTATTTCAATTGGAGCGCCTGTTTCCTATAACGCCGGTCTTGTGGGTAAACCATACACCGACGGTTGGGATATTGAGCGAGCCTATCGCGAAGGAGTCGCTAAAGTCACTTGGGTCTATCGTGCCATTGATGCTATCGCTAGTAATCAGGCACGACTGCCGATCATGTTTCTTCAGGACAACTCTCCATTTGGGGAGAAGGTGGACCGAGATGAAGAAAACGCGAACGTTGCGAAAATTCTGAACCAGCAATCCAACGACGGCGAGAATTCTTTCCTTTTTCGGTATCGGCTTTCTGCCCAGTTGTTGATGAGTACCCGTGGAGTGTTTATTGAGATCGTTCGTGGCCGCGGCGGTGACCCGGTGGCATTGCATTTGCTTCCCCCGCAGAACACGGCTCCCATTCCCCACGAAAAGAAGTTCGTGTCGGCGTTTGAGGTTGAACTGCCGAACGGTAAGAAACAAAATCTCAATCCGAAGAATGTTATTTGGATCCGTCGTCCACATCCGTTGGACCCGTATTTGTCTATGACTCCAATGGAAT